GCAAATAAATATGGTGTGCGCCAACCAACAATTTGTAACATTCGCAATTATAAATATTGGAAGCATGTTAAATGAAATATCAATGGTTGACTCGACTTGTCGTGCTTGGAACACCGATCATTTGGATAATCTATGACTTATGGACCTACTATTATAACGGTAACCCATCAACCGAGTCAGCGACTATCTTCCGTTACTCGGTACAAGCTCCTGGTATTGCCTTCTTGGCTGGTGTTTTGGCAGGACATTTTTTCTTCCAGATGCATGAGCCGACAGCCTATCCTACTGAACCTAAGAAATGATCGAATCGTTTATGGAGAATAACATGACTTTAAGAGTTCCACCAGGCCCTGAGACTGTTAACGGAATAGATATATCCCATTGGACGCCCGTCACTAGTTGGCAAGAGGTGAAGGCTACAGGCATTGGCTTCGTAATCATGAAAGCAAGTGATGGATCTATAGGTGTAGACCCTAGTTTCAAGTCCAACTGGGCCGCGTGTGATCAATGGAAGATTAAGCGTGGCGCCTATCATTTCTTTCATCCAGATCAAGACCCTATTGCGCAAGCGAAGCACTTCTTAGGCCTTGTTCTTCCAATTAGTATAGCTGATTTTCCTCTTATTCTTGATTTCGAGAATCATGGTGGGGTTAATCCAAACCAACAGATTGTCTCTGCTTTATCCTTTTTAAATCAGGTAGAAGTAGCAACAAACCAGACACCTATTATCTATTGTTCTCCTGGTTTTATTAACGATATTGGTAATCCTCCTGCATTCTCTCGTTTTCCTCTTTGGGTGGCGAATTACGAGGTAACGGCCCCTAGTGTTCCAAAGCCATGGAGTAATTGGAAGATGTGGCAAAAGGCGAGTAATGGGAAGTGTCCAGGAATAACAGGTGACGTTGATTTAAACATATTCAACGGAAATCTTTCGCAATTGAGTAGTTTCTAAGCATTCTCGATTCTTTTGATTTGACTTAATATTTTTCTGATATATCTCTCTAATTATTCCAACAATTGGAGAGGTTATCGTAAAACCATATAGTTTCGAATACCAATTAGATAATGACAAGATAACGGTAGAAGCTGAAAATAGCGGCACCTTCTATCTCTTTAAAGAAGGTGTTATTCTTGATTTCTTCTCTCTTTCTGAGGATATTCAAAAGGAAATAGTAGATAAAATCGACACGCATTTCTTCTTCAGGGAAGCTGTGGAGAACTGGGCCAAATGAAACTGACCAATAAAATGCAGTTGCCTAACGCTCTCTTCAGGGCCATCAGCTCAGATCCGTACACCAAGGGTAAGTCGGACTTTAGTGTGACCGAACTTCTTCAGCCTCCACGGATCAGGGCTTTAAAGTTAAAACACGCAGAGGAAATAGAGGAAGACGTAGGGGACCGTGTTTGGTCACTGCTGGGGCAAAGTGTGCACACCATATTAGAGAGAGCGAACGACGATAAGAGGGCCATAGCTGAAAAGCGGTATTTCGGTAAGTTCGGCAAATATACGGTATCGGCTCAGATCGATTCCCTAGACCTAGATAGCGGTGTGCTGTCCGATTATAAAGTGACCACAGCTTGGGGTTTCCTTAAGGATAACCCGCCAAAGCCTGAGTGGGTGCAGCAGTTAAACATGCAGCTTATGCTTCTTCGCATGAATGGTCTTGACGCTAGAGAGCTTAAGATCGTTGGGATATTGAGGGACTTTAACTTAAGAGAGTCTAAGAACAATCCTAATTACCCTAAGTTCCAGGTGGCTACGGCTGATATCGTTATGTGGTCTAGAGAAGAAACGACGGCGTTTATCGAAGATCGCATTAGGCTTCACTTATCTGCAGAAGTTAATCTTCCCTATTGTTCGGATGAAGAGAAGTGGTCTTCGCCTAGCAAGTTCGCAGTCATGAAGGGGAGTAACAAGAGAGCTGTTAAGCTGGTCGATTCTCTCATCGAGGCACAAGATTATTTGGCTAACGGAGCAGGGGACCGAATCGAGGCAAGGCGCGGTGAGGCTAGGCGCTGTACGTCATATTGTCCTGTAAACAAGTTTTGTAGCGTTTATCAACAAACAATCAAGGAGCAGTCCAATGCAATCGGAATCAGTAATAGAGAGATGTAAGCTGGTAGATGGATATCTATCGGAGGGTATGAGTAAGAAAGATGCCTACAAGAAGGCTAAGCTATCAGGCTCGTTATATTACACCTATCTTCAAGACCAGGGTAAATCAAAGAAGGTAAAGAAGACGGTTAAGCCTAAGTTCGTTGACCTTGTTCAGCCATCTAAGCCTAATAACATCGCAGTTATCGTGTGTTCTGCAGAAAGTATTAAGTCTGTGCTTGCAGGTCTCCTGTGAGGATAACTAGAGTTTACCTAGACGTTGACATGAGACAGAACTTCGATGGTCTGAATAAAGTTATGGCGAGTGCTAAGGTAGCAATCGGTAACAGCTCACCGACTACCGTAATCCTGTTTATTAACCGAAAAAGGACAGCATTTAAAATGCTAGCCGATAAGTACATGGTGTTTTATAAGAGTGATCATGGGCCTATACCACTAGACGCGTTAAAGTATTTACCACAGGTGTTTGGTGGAAGTCCTACAGAAATGAATGAGGCCATTAGAAAGTCTCTAGAGCAGAAGTTAGGAACAACAACAAAGGAGAAGAGCAAATGAGAAGCAGCACAATTGAGAAATGCGAATATGCAAAACTACTGGTTGATGAAGGTAAGACCCTAGCCTTCGCTTTAAAGAAGGCCAAGGTTGGAGCGAATAGTTATTATGAATATGTCAGCGATTATAAATCGGCGAAGGTTGCACGCGCCTATAAAGAGAATCCTCTGATTCAGAGTGTTCTTAACTCGAACATGAATACGGCGGACAAGATCGAGATATGCGCAGGGCTATTGTAATGAAAAATGTCCTGCGCGCCATTCGGCTTAATGGATTTAAGCCTCTTGCACCAGGAAAGTCGAACGCTAACGGGCCGGACATATGGGCTACGAAAGGGTCTCGCGCTTATTCTTTTGAGGTTAAGAAATGCCAAATAACTAAAAGGAATTCAGTTCAATGTAAGCCTGTGGAAAAGAACCGTAGATGTGATGATTTTATAGCAATTGAAATGCCATCTGGTTATGTTTTGATTGAGCCAATGGCGCAACACTTACTGCTTTGTACTAAAAGCGGTTATCGGACACTTTGGTGAACCTTGGGTAGAAGAAAAAGAACGCCTGCTGAACTAGAGGCCTATAAGGAGAGGTGTAGGTCTCATAGGCGTAAGCAGCGTCTAGATCCAGAGTTTAGGGCTAAGGAGAGGGCTGATGTCTTAGCTAGATACCATGCGAATAAGGAAAAGTATCGCAGGGCTCAAGTCGAATGGAAGAATAAGAACAGGGAGCGTATTAATGAAGAAAGAAGGATATTCAGGAGAGACCATCCCGACCTTGCCAGACAACAGGACAAGCGCAATCGTGCAACGACCATCAAGCACGCCCTTGCAAGAATCAGAGACGGTACAATGGGACTCGATGAACTTAATAAACGCATCAACAAAGCACTTATACGGCTTGATGACAGGGTTAGATCCAAAGAATCCAAGTGAGGTGTTAACAGCTTGCGATGTTGCAAAGCAGATACAATCGTTAATGAGGCTACAGCTTGACGCATATCGCATTAAGAATGGACTAGGGAAATAAACAAGGAGCAGAAATGAAGATAAAGGCTTTTACACTAAGAATCAAAACATCAAAGCAGGGGAAACAATATTGGGTCGCACCATACGGTAACGTCGATCTGTTGGCCTTCCAGGACTCTGAGGGCAATATCGAGGTTAGTTACTGCGAGCGTGAGGCAAGACCTGCCACAGGCTATCCTGCGAAGCCACAGGCACAAGCCACGCGGGCACCTAAGATAACTCCAAGGCCGCAGCCTCAGACTGCAGAGCGCCCACGGATTATCCCAAGGGATCAGCAACAGAGACAGGACTATGTAGATCACACCAGACAATCTCCTGGCTCCAAGTATGATCAGCTTGAGCCAGCCCCAAGTCTCTACGAAAGTGGAGATCCTGGGTTTAATGCTGATGAAATTCCTTTTTAGATGAACCAACTAGAAGAAATCCTATCCAAGCTATCGGAACAGAACGATCTGCTTAAAATCGTGCGGTCTAAGTATCTCGCAGCAGAGGCCTGTAGAAAGCACTACGAGGCCCGTATGATTGCGATTGCCTTAGGTAAGAGCAATGCCGAGAAGCTAGTGAATGCGCAAGCTACGGAGTCCTGGAGGAAGCAGGCTGTGGCAATAGCAAGCCTAGAGAGTGACTTCGAGTTTGAACGGCTGAAGTTTTCTATTCTAGAGCGCGAGTATCAAGCCGTTTACTTCACACTTAAACTCGATTCAGAGACAATAAGGAAATCATGACCCCACCAAACGACCCCCTACGCAGAGAGATAATCGACTTACTGCGTAATAAAAGAGACAAGATAACGGGTGAGCTAGTTCTAGGACGCGAGGCGACAGATAGTCTCTTAGGCTGGATGGATAAGATGATTACGCTGCTCTCTGGCTATGAGGAGATGGGTCGTGTGGTTAAGAAGATGAGTGACGCAGAAGCTAAAAAGGAAAGGCCCCAGTAGAGCGCGTTGACAATCCCTAGCTGGAGCCCTTTTAATTGTAGGTACTAAGCAACAATTGCATCTAGGGTAAATCACCCAAAAACAATTGTCTAGCGGAGTCGAGGGCGGGGAGACAAAAACTCGTTAAACTGGGCGATTTTGTAGAAACGAAAACTACAAAACCATTAATTACACGTGAGGTCGGCTACGTCTGGAGACATAACCAGCGTACGGGTAGAGCGACAGTAGGACCTAAGCAGAGAAGAGAGCTGCGCTGCGGACTAAATAGTGTGGATGATGGTGACTGATTGTTAGGGGGATGCATGGTTAGACAAGTATGCCGAACAAAAGAGATAGGCAAAGGAACGGGTCGCTAGGGACTACAGCCTTTAAGTACCACTTACGGCGGATCAGCGGTGATTCGCAATTACTTGTAAACCCAGAAGTTTGAAACCTAACCGAATAAATGAAACAGGATGCTTACAGGAGAGCGGGTTACCGCTTGAGGGTAGGTAGGACTTGTTTCTTCTCCTATGGAGGATTTCAAATGGATAACTCTGAATGGCGAAAGAAGCAGAAAGAGCATTGGCCGGACGGCGCCCTTGAGCGCTCACTTATACGCGATTATCCTGGTTGCAAGTCTGTATTAGAGGCATTGTCCAGAGCCTTATCTAGCAAACAACCTGTTCAACCGAATGTAACTCCCACGGAAGTAAGCGTTAAGGAGTCAGAGCTAGATCGATACCTTGCGCTGCGTGAGTCAATAAGAACAGTGGAGCATTTTATTCATAATGGGTTTGACACGTGGTCTGTAGATGAAGAAACTCGGAAGAGATTAAACGAAATGCCGATCAACTCTATTGCCGAAGCCTTGTTATGGCGCGATTGTTGGAAGGCTGAGATTAAGAAGATCATGGAGCGGCGTGGTGGCTAAGATATATATCGTAACGTCTGGATGTTACTCAGACTACCGCATTAACCATGTCTTCTCCACTAGAGAACTGGCGGATAGGTGGATTGGTGAGAGGGCTGGCGAAGACTACTCCGCTGAAGAATACGAAATTGATCCTATCGTTGATTTTACAGAGAACATTAAAACATCTATTGGCGTAGACATGAATAAGGATGGGTCGGTTCGTAATATCAGAGACGATGGATATGGGGCATATTACAAGGAAGCGAGAGTTCGCCTTTGGCTTGACTATAGAGATACTCCAACTCCGTATCTAGAGACAGTTATTTTGACCAGGGACAGGGAATCCGCCATAAAAACAACTAACGACATACGGATTAGGCTCTTGGCTCTTGATAGGTGGACAGTTAAAAACAAGCGCTGCGCGTCATTCCAATACTCTTCTCTAGAAGAGATTGTGTAGTTTTTCTCCGGGGGGAGACCAAATGGGAGTTCTAGAAAAGCAGATTGAGAACCATGTTCTCACATGGCTCAAGTTTAAATCCATCCTTGGCGTAAAGATAAAAACTATCGGCACTTACGATCAACGCCTGGGTAAGTTCCGTAAGCCATCTCCACTCTACCGTAAAGGCGTTTCAGATATTCTTGGCCTTCACGAAGGCCGGTTTTTTGCACTCGAAATCAAGAGTGCCAAGGGTAAGCTATCGCCCGAACAGGTCTTGTTCCTAGATGACGTTAGGTCTCGTGGTGGCGTGGCTCTTGTGATTAGAAGCGTAGAACAGCTTGAGAAATATTTTAAACAATTGGGGTGGGTGGCATGAGTTTATTCTTAGGCGTTTGGTTCTTCTTTGGATTGTTCCACTTCATGGATTACATGTTGCGCTATAATGAGATGCGAAACCCTCTTGATTTCATAATCCTACTTCCTTTCATGCTTCTATGCGGGCCGATAGTAACCATTCGAAAGCTTTTCCCTTGAAAACCATAATTACCTCTAATGGCGTTAAAACTATCGTAGATGATGATGATTTTGAAGTTTACGGAAAACTTAGGTGGAAGTGCGATGGCGTTGGTTATGTGAGAAGAAACATCCGCGTCAACGGAAAACATAAGACGGTCTATCTACACAGACTTGTTATAGGTGACCCACACGGATATCAGGTTGATCATAAGAACGGCAACAAGGTTGACAATAGAAAAGAAAACCTAAGGAAAGCTACTGGTTCGCAGCAAAGAGCTAACACTCGCCTTAGGAAAGATAATCCTCATGGCCTTAAGGGTGTAACATGGATAAAAAATAATAAGAACTGGGTTGCGCAGATATGTCTAAAGGGCAGGCACGTACACCTTGGTGTTTTTACCTGTAAAAAAGAAGCAGCAAAAGCTTACGATAGGGCCGCATTAAAACATTTTGGCGAATTCGCCTGCACAAACTTTGGAGAACAATCGCGTGAAAATAGATAAAGGAATCTGTCTCTTACCATCACTCAACCGCGTTGAACTGCTTAAAGAGTTTTTTAAATGCTACAAGGAAGCTGAATGGGAGATGCCTGGCTGGCTTCTTCTAGACAAGTCTGATTATGCCTCCAAAGAAGCAGACTACCTGGCTCTTGAACTGCCCAAAAACTGGAAGATAGTCCAAACCAATGGCGTAACGATGGGCGAGAAGTGCCGTGAGCTATGGAATGACTACAAGGACCTAGACTATGTTGCTTTGATAAATGATGATCACCGAATCATCACTAAGGGCGGCGACAAGACCATGCTCGCATCTCTTAGAAATCATATGATAATGGGTTGTAACGATGGCCCAGAACCATCCCGTCCATGGATGGCGCCTCAGAAATTAGCAGGCATCACAATATGGGCGGGGCACGTCTTGAGAACGGTTGGATATTTGTTCCCCGAAGGACTAAACCAACTTTATATAGATGACGCTTGGGAATATTTAGGCGGACAAGCTGGCGCGATTCAGATTCTTATGAATGTTTGCGTGCACCATAATCATGTATTCAAGGGGCGCGGTAAAGATTCAACGTCCGATAAGGTTTATCCAGATGGATGGCAAGACCCCACATCTCCTAACGGTGGGGAAACAAGGGCGTTTAATGATTGGAAAGCCAAAGAAGGACCGAAGGCGCTTGAAAGATTGATATCTACACAACCGCGCCAAGGCATGATGATCGCGACAGCCTCACACGATGGCCAAGTAGCATTCGGCTATGCCCTAGGCCTTACTGACCTGGCCCTATTCCTTAACAAGAATAACGTGCACTTCGAAATGGCGAGAGTTGTTGGCTCATCACTCATTCCACATGCCAGGAACTCCCTCATAGACATGTTTATGAAGTCTAAATGTCAGCGTCTTTTGTTTGTAGATGCGGATCAAATTTGGAGCAAGGAAGCAGCACTCATGCTCTTCCAGTCTAACCGCAGAATCATTGCAGGAGTTATTCCTCACAAGCGCTTCCCTATTAATCTAAACTTCAATCCTTTGGAAAAGCATTGGCATTACTTTAAAGATCACTCCAACAAGTCCAGCGCCGAGTATGCGGAATATGCTAAGGCCACGATGGATAAGAAGGGTGAGGTAGAAGTCGATAAGGCTGGGTTTGGTTTCATTATGATTGACCGTTCAGTCATTGAACTCATGATGCCTCTTGTGCCAGAGTATTACGCCTTTGATAACAACAACGATGTGAAGCACAAGGAGATATTCGCAATGGGAGCGGTAGACGGGAAATACCAGGGCGAGGACTGGGCATTCTGTGCGCTTGCCAAGAAGCTTAAGATACCGATGTACATTAACGTAAATTGCCAGGTAGCTCATATGGGACAATTTACGTTCCAAGTGGGCATGTGATGGGCGGCGTTGGAAGCGGCAACTTCAAGCCAAGACGATTGAATGCTAAGGGTGTAAAATATAATCGCTTAACGGCTGTTAAGTTTGTCGAGCTTAACAAAAGCCTGCACGCTATTTGGCTATTTAAATGCGTTTGCGGAAAACGCAGAACAGCCCTTCTTCATTTAGTAATTAAGGGGCAGATTATGTCCTGTGGATGTCTCGCGATTGAAACTCGTAAGAGAAACGTCTTAATTGCGATGAAACATCGATGGCCTCTTTCGGAGAAAGTCTAATGGCATTAGAAATCTTGAGCACCGTTTGGGGAAGACCCTACCTAGAGACCTTCAAGCAAACAGCATTAAGATCCCTCTCATGGGATAAGAACAAGGCTTCTTTGATTAAAGAAGAGACAATTTGGAACATCTATACTGATAAAGAATTTGTTCAGGAGCTTTTTGATCACTGTCATGACCTAAACCCCAAGATCACCTACAACATACAATCAAGAGAAGTGCTTAGAGACTACATCGACGAGAACCAGAGCGCTATTATGTGGCAGATGCGCAGATCGATAGACTGGGGCTGCAAGGTCCTACTCGCCCCACCAGATACTCTATTCGGCGATGGAACTGTTGCAGGATTATTAAGTGCAGCAGAAGATCCAGGCTCTGTGGTTGTTGTTCCTCACCCGCGAGTGACACCATCTATCTTAGATGATCTTGAACCTATGTACCTATCTCTAGATAACGCACCACTGGTTAGCCTTGCGTGGGCTCACCTACACGAGTCATGGATTCATGCAGAGATAGGTCATTCTAATCAGAGTTCATGGATGGGTGGCATATGGTGGAAGAAGGTCAATGGACTTATCACTGGTAAGCATCTGCTTCCAAGCCCCTACATGCTTCACTTCACTGAAGAGGATATGGAATACTTCGATAAGGCTTGTTCGTTTGGTCACTTCGATTGGAGATGGCCAGGAGATATGCTCGTTCCTCAAGGGCGCCAGCGCTACATAGCGTCTAGTGATCTAGCGTTTATTGTCGAGATCACAGCACCAGAGAAGAACGTGCCACCGATCTATGATGGACAACCTAAGACCGGGTTTCATAGGAATGATCCACATAATAAAGCGAATTCGCAAATAGTATTCACATTCAGGGGCAGCTGATGCAGATATTGTCGCACTTCTGGGGAGAGAAGCATGTAGAGATATTCAAGAACACGGCGCTTAGGTCTTTGACATGGCCTAATAATTTAGCGGCGCTAAAAGGTTCTACGTGGAACATCTTTACGGAAGAGAAGTTTTTTAACGAATTATCGGAGTTAATTCCGAATAACGTTAGTATGTTTTTTCGTCCTACATCGGAGTTGATGGAGTTTATAGACCCTGCACAATCGGCGTTTATGTGGCAGATGCGAAGATGCCTGGAGCTTGAAGAGAAGTTACTGATAGCGCCAGCAGACCTGATATTAGGGGATGGCACAGTGGGTAACATGCTGACAATAGGACAAGACAAGGGGTCTGTAGTCATGGTTCCTCACATGAGAGTATTGCCTGAAGCGATGAATGAGATAGCCCGACCGACCAGTAACGCCGAACTTGTTAACCTTGCATTCAAATATCTCCACAGATCATGGGTGGACGCAGAGCGTGGCGCGCCTCACAACACTTCATATCATGGTGGAGTTGAATGGGAACGCCTTGGACCTAACCTCTATAGCGTTAACCACAGACTACCTGCTCCATACCTTATCGACTTCACTAAAGAGGATCTTGATTACTTCGAATCAGCTCCTACGTTCAATAGCCTCGACCATTGTTGGCCAGGCGATGTGCTGGTGCCAAGAGGTAGACAGCGGTATGTCGGATCAAGTGATGCATGCTTTCTGATTGAACCAACGGAAGCAGAGAGTAACATTCCAAATCTTCTTGACTACGCAGTGCCTGGTGGCTTTTGTAGGAACATGGCCCACAATCAAATGAATTCAATGGTCAGAGCGATATTCCGGGGGGAATAATGTTAGCAGAAATACTTAAATTATTATGCATTCCCTTATATGGCGCACTTGGATGCCTTGTTCTTAATCACATGGGTATAGACCACTCGGGGTTTGGACAGTCTGTGGGAATGGGAACTGGAGTCGGGAGCGCCATGGCCTATTGTAGTTTTATGTCTTTTGCCTTTATTGATGAAAAACTAGGAGATAAATAATGAAGCTACAAGTATTTGAAGCGGTGGTGTTACTCCACCCGAGAGAATTTCAAAAGAACGTAGTATTAGGCCCAGCAGATGAAGAGAACACGACTCTTGTCTGTGAGGTTAGGAACATCTTGGCTCTAGATATGGAGCGAGCAAGGTCTATTGCCTCGACTAAGATTCCAGTAGAATTTCACGACAGATTAGAGCGCGTGGAGGTGCTCGTCCGCCCTTTTTAATTGTCCCACTGAACACGTCCTTTGGTTACATTCAGGGAACCAAAGGAGGCAGCGGCGGTTGCGGTGGGAGTTATAATCAGTCAACAGGTTCAACGAGTTTTTATTTAGGAAAGGGATTGCGATGATTTCAGATCAACAAGTTAAGCGTCCACTAGAACAGATAGGCCAAGAGTACGCAGCGCTATGCTCACAGCTTGGCGACACGAAGCACATGATCCATGAACACGAGCTAACGGTGGCAGAGTTACACGCAAGGCTTACGATGCTTAAGCACGAGTTCAAGGAAGCAGAGGAACTAGCTAAGACTAAGCCTTCTGTCGTTCCACCAGATGCCTTCGTAGATGAGGCCCATCCATTCGTCGCAGACGTAGCGCCCTAGTCCATGCTGATCTCGACCAAGTATAGGCCAGAGGTTAGGTTAAGGGCCAAGGGAAAGAAGCACCAGGCCCTAGTTGATACAGCAAGGGCTAAGATAGGCTTTACCAACATAAAGCGAATCATGAGAAGTTGTTTAAAGTGTGAAAAGGAGTTCGAGAGCCATGGATCAGGAAACAGAATGTGCCCCAAATGCGGACAGTACTTTAATCGTGACCGATATCCTGACCACCATATCTAGGCCATTGCTTAAAGCCTATTACCACGTAACGGCCTATATCCCGCGGAGATTACCGCGGTCTTTAGAAGACTTCATGGCATTAAAAGAGATACTTATGAAGGGCTACGGTCTAGAGGATCGTCCAGATGTGTGGTTCACGGTATGCGGGCAGATGACTTCGACATCGGCTACAAGTATACGAAAACCCTATGCTCATTACGTGAACGCAGCGAAACGCCTAGAGACAAACAGACTTGCCAGGGATGGGAAGATATACTTCAATAAGCTAAATGAAGATAAGATCAAGGAACTAACGGAGAACATCGTTGCCAGTCCAAGTCCCGAGTCAATACAACCTACAGAGCCATAGCCTCTGCGCTTCAGGGCATTCCATATTCAAGGAGTCCTGCCCAAGATGCCGAGAAATGCGCAAAGAGTGGTATAGGTATCTGAACAAGACAGGCTTCGAGGATATCGAGCGAGGGCTTAACATCATAGCCCCGACAGCAGACCTAGGGCTCCGCATAGACTTCCAGAACGATATCACCTACCAAGCAAAGCTAGATTACTATTCATGGGCGCAGGAATGCCTCACCACATGCTCATTCGATTCGATGATAGATAGGCTTATCTGGCAACATAATGCAGAGGGCTACACATCTAGAGAAATAGCTCCTGTTGTTGGCCTCTCTCAGCAGTGGGTGACGAGAAAGATCAAGCGCATCGCGAGTAAGATTAAGAGTCGGTAAGAGATGGGCCACCCTTCAGCCTCTTCAAGCTGTAGGAGTAACGTGTTAAAGCCTCCAGGCGGCCCAAGGCGATATTCTAACAACCTAATCCCATCTCGGGGTAGATATCTTCTTGTAATGAGCCTCAAGCCTTGCACGCTTCTTTAAACGCAATTGCTCCCTTACGTCCGGTGGCTTTATCACTGGCTTACGTGTTGACGCACTTGCTTCGCTAGGGCCTATGTACTTCGGGAAGCACCTAGAGCCTATCGAATAGAAGATAAGGGCTAGGAGTATAGCTTGAATCATAACCCACCCGTAGCTTTCTTCAGCGCAGCTCGCAACTGGCCCTCTATCCGGTGAAAATAACACGGATAGTCTCCCTCTGTGCTGCTATCGCAGTTACACTCATGTGGGCTCTTGAACTCCGAGAGAGCGTGTTCGACTGCGGATAATAAGTCAGGGCTTGCGCAGATAAGCCTAATGTTAGCCTCAAACTCTTGCTTCGTCCTGAATCTATCAGAAGTATAGGCTACGGATATGTTATCTAAGCCCTTAATAGTGCCTTCGCAATACTCGGCTTCTGTCCATGGTCCCTTCGTGAAGCTCATAGTGTACCTCTAGTTGCAGGCTTAACGGACATAATATCGTAATGGCTGGTCTTCGTGAACTTCTCTAAGAACTCGGTACCAAGCTCAATGGTCAGGGCCTTGCGGTCAAGATCAGTGCGCACGCGGTCTTCTACGATAACGATATAGCCACCGGCAGAAAGCATCGTGTCTTTGCCCATGAACTCTTTAATGACGCCCTTAAGCTCTTTCTCAACCTTCTCGGCTGCTTTACGTTGTTCTATTGCTTGGTATAACTGATTAACGGCATCTATCATGCCCTTTGATTCGGTTTTCATAGGTCACCATTAATTAATGAATTGATAACTTCTTGGGCTTGTTCCACTGCAGCAATAAGCAAAATGTGGGGCAAAAAAACTGTGGCATTTCGTGCATTTTCTTCTAAATTAACCAGAGCCGCGAGTAATTCTGGGGCTTTGGTCATAAGCTTTGCATTGTTTTTGTAATCAGCGGCATGTGTGCCTACTTTGGCAATTAAGCAAAGATCTCCAGCTTTAATGGAAAGTCCGCCATCTGCTCTTTCTCTCAAGGTCCATGGGCCCTTCGTGGTTTTCATGGCTAGTCCCGCCCCGAGATGTCGTGGTTGTGCTGGGCTTCCATATTACGCAATTCACGATCAGATTGAGACTCAAGCAAGCACGTTTCGCCAACCCATGAGCAGGCCGCCTCAACGTCGGTGCCATTATCGATAGCATCAATGATAGACTGGAGTTCGCCATAATAGTCCATGGCGCCTTCATCCTCATCTGATTCGTAAACTATAGCTTTTTGCTTATTGGCGATATACTCGCGAAACTGTGCTCGGTTCATCTCTTCCTCCTACAGAAGCGATTAGGGTTAGTGTAGACAGGCTCAGTCGATCTAGAGTTCCGTGCTTTGCTGGAAGTCTGAAGCCAAACCTGCCTACAACCTAAGAGTATAACGCATTACAGCAATAGTCAAGTTAATAATTAAATATTCGGCTACTGCCTCTAAGCGCCAATAGGCGATATAAATACAAAAGGCGTCATTCTTACTACTATGTGAGCACAAACGCAGACTTATTCATCTTCCGCCCCTATACCCCAGACGATGTTAATTTCATCACCAACTCATGGGGCATCTCATACTTGGAAGGGACTGCCGGCCATAAGCAATTAACCCCAGACGAGTTCCATCACTACCATAGGCCTATTAGGGATAAGGTGATGGGTAACCCGAACGCCACGGCTATTGTGTGCGCTTCTAAGGAAGACCCCACAACGATTCTAGGATGGATACTGGTCGAGAAGAACCAAGACCCCTACATAAGGCTTCACTACCTCTATACGAAGGCCACGTTCCAGGGTGAGGGAATAGCCACAAGGCTTATGCAGATGGCCTTACCGATACGCCCAGTGATCTATACGCATAGTACATCTAAGGCCCGCAGAATTATGAAAGAGAATTGGAAATCAGGACGAGAAGACTACTCACGTTTTTTCTTCTGTCCGCATTTAGTCTAAGGAGAGTTATGTTAACAGGTCGTAAAGTAAATACGTTCAGGTGCCAAGTCGATCCAATGGTTGGACCAAAGCCTCGTAATGCGTTTGTTCCATCAACAATGGGCATGGAAGCTGAGCTTATGGACCATGGAGTTTACGTTAAGGTCATGCCTTATGGAACATTCACCGGCTCAGAGCACCTAATTCCTTTCGCTAACATTCAATCAATCAGGCTAGAACCAGAAGCAGAATCCGAGATGAAACGTAAACCAGGAAGGCCGGTGGGGAGTTAATATGGATCAAACTTTAATGATAATTAAAATGCTTCTTCGAGATGGATGGTCAATAGAAGGCAATACAGCAAAAGACTGGACAGTTTTTAGAAAAGGCAATTTCAATTACAAAATTGATAATGCGTATTTAGAATCAGGATTTTTAATCGAAATGCTTTTTAAGCGTGGAGACGAGAATGGGCAGAGTTAAGACTACAGAAGAACGCATGGCTAAACGTCTAGCTGTTAAAGAACAGATTAAGAAGTTACAGGCACAAGAACAGTCTGAGCGTGATGAGACTAAGCCAAGACACGAGAAGGTGATTAGACGTCCTGCTCAAGATCCAATGGTTGTTAACTTTGGACAAGACAGCTTAAGACAAAAGAAGGGTTAGATAATATTGATATGCGTCAAACTAGAGTAGTATTCACATAGTATGGCAAGACCGAAGGGATCACCGAAGCTTGGTGGACGCCAAAAGGGGACGCCGAACAAGAAGACTAATCTTTTTGCGATATGCGACGAGGTTGGACTTAACGTTTTCAAAGAGATGGTAACCCTTGCTTCACTAGCGATTGAACCTAATGACAGGTTCTCAAAGCTTAGAGAATTGGCTCCATACCTATACGCCAAGAAGAAAGAAGTTCTTAATCTAGATGATCATACAGTTGAAGAACTGATAGAGACCGCAGAGAAAAAACTCAGTGACACTAGCGAAGAGACTTGAAGACGTTAAGGCTAAGTATCAACAAAGCCAAAAGTCTAGGTTCAGGTGGCGGGAAGCTGCCTTCGACAAGCAACAAACGTTCATTGATGATCCATCAAGACTTAAAGGTCTATTCACAACGAGACGTGGCGCCAAATCATACGCTGATGGCATTTACTTAATTAAAGAAGCTGAAGAGACGCCAAGCTGTAACGTCTTGTTCCTTAGTCTCACGCGACTTAGCGCCAAGGGAATCATATGGAAAGACGTTCTTAAAGATATCAACACAAAGCATAATCTTAATTACAGCTTCCATGAGACTGATTTAACTGCGACAAGTCCGAATGGGTCGGTGATCTATGTGGCTGGCGTGGACGTTGATGAAAATGAGCGAAAGAAGCTCTTTGGGCGCAAATACAAGCTAGTTATAATAGATGAGGCTGCGCTATTTGGTATCGATCTTCACGATCTTGTCTACGTGGTCTTGAGGCCCGCAGTTACAGACCTGCGGGGAACCATAGTCATGTCCGGTATGGCTTCCAACATCACTCGCGGCCTGTTCTATGATATTACGACTGGCAAAGAACCAGGATGGACACTTCATCAATGGACTGCACACGATAACCCACATGTAGCGAAACAGTGGCAGGAAGAGCTTGATTTCATAGCCAAACATCAGCCATTATTAATGAAAACGACACGATTTAGGCAGGCCTACTTAAACGAATGGGTTGTTGACGATGAAGCAAAAGTCTACAAATACAGTGCGTCAAGAAACAGATTACCGGCATTACCAGGAAATCTATGGAACCTTAATCATGTCCTTGGGGTTGATCTTGCTCACTCTCCTGACTCTACATCTTTTGTAGTCTCTGGTTATCATCCACTAGACCCAAGGCTGTTCTTTCTTTATTCACGCAAGCACTTAAAGATGGATGTTACGGACGCAGCTCTAGAGGTTAAGAGACTAGATGCTATCTATAATTTTGATGTGAAGGTTGTTGATGGTGCCAATAAGATGGCTGTTGCTGAGATGAACAATCGTCACGGCTGTGGGCTGATACCAGCGGATAAGACAGGCAAAGAAGATTTCATCAGGCTTATGAATGACGAGTTCGTTCAAGGCAAGATTGTCTTATTGCCAGGAGCTTACGAAAAGCATGAACCAGAAGTTGATTCGCTGGCCGATGAATACGAGACACTTGTATGGGTGACTGAAGACGGTAAGGTTGTTGAGCCAAGGAAAGAACATCCGGGGCTCCATAATGATCAATGCGATTCAGCACTTTACAACTGGCGTTACTGTCACACCTATCTTTTCCAAAAGATCAAAGCTACGCCCAATAGGGACCATCAAGAGGTTTGGGAAAGTGAACATCTGGCCAAGCTTATAGAGGCAGAGAAGCGTAAGGCTGATCCGTTCTCATTGGACCTAGAGTTAGAAGAGCAGATTTTTGATTTTAGCCTTGATGACCAGCTGTAATTTGTCTATCTGATTAGTATGACCATCCAATTCAAGCTAGCCGAGATAAAAGAGCGTGCGGATAAGGCAACACCTGCCCCATGGTGTGAAAAAAGATGTAATGACGACGGGCTTATTATGGAAGTTAGTGACAGTACGGGTTGGCGGAAAGACTATCCTTTTGCATATATCGCAAAACTTGGAGGCTGGGGCTATTGTGGCAACAACGGCCAATTCATAGCCCATGCCCGCCAAGACATTCCAATGCTCCTCTCAGCCATTGAGACTGCGGTTGAGGCGCTAGAAAAAATTGATAACGAATGGTGCGGGCATCCAGCGATGCCGAAAGTTGTAGATGACCGGCAATGGTGCACGCAATGCTGTGAATGGATTTATCCGAATCAAGTGAATGCGGCTTGTGCAGCCCTCACCACCATCGAGCGAACTTTGAGCGGGGAGGAGTGATGGCAACAAAACCAAAGAAATTGGAGCGTGAGTTCGGCATTCGTGTTTCCGAGAAACGGCGTAAGGTCGGATTAACTCAAGAACAACTGGCAAAGAAAATGAGGTTTAGTCGCGCCACCTTGGCAAATATTGAGGCCGGGCACCAAAGGACTATGCTCTGGCATGCCTTACGATTGCGTGAATTGATAGGGGTTAAGATATGACCCAAGACCTTAAGGCTAGGATAATGAAGTGGGCGGAGTTTGAGAAGTGCGAGATTAGTAAGACCAATAATCAGTACAAGCATGGCCGCATTGCTGAGAACAAGCGTCTTATGGAATTAATTGATCGGTTGGGCGCTATTGCGTGGGCATCACAAGATAGAGTCGGACCCTGGATTTCAGCAGCGCTCGAAGATAAGTCGGTATGTGAGGAAATGAAGGCAGACATTCACATTCTATTCACAGCGCATGACAAGCTCGAGCGCCTACTTGGCGGGGGTGAGGGAAAGACTTGATGCCAATTCATTTTATACAATTTGTATTTAACCCTAAAACATGGACTGGCTCGCTAGTTTTGTTTGGGCACCTGAATATCCATTTTTATGTTCTTTCTGATTATTGGTTTGATGTGGCAATAGCTCTTGGTCCTACGAAAACCTTACGGGGAGTGCGATTGATTGTTGCGCTTTTGTTCATAACCGTATCTGTGGCGGTGTATCGTGATGAGTATATTATTTATTTTGGCGGGGGTGAGGGGTGATGGACGATCAGCAAAAGAAAATCATAGAACTAGTGGCAACTTTGGGTCTTGCATTGGGGGCTCTAGAAGTTATCAGGACTTCACCCAAGGCTTTTAACGTTGAGGGAATTGAAACTGTTGTAAAAACCATTCAAGGCGTCCTTGAGCGTACGATAGGTGTGAAATGATCTTCTTTGGTATCGGATTTGTAGTGGGAGCATTAACCGCCGCATTGATTAATGCTGGCATAACTATGTGGTTGGGGATGAAAAAATGAGTTCAAGTGATCTTATCAAGCAGTTGCGGGTGAGGCTGGAAGTCGACACTGAGGATGCGCCTAACAATTTTAACTTCCTAAGTGGTATTGGCTTTGAACATAACCGCCTCAAGCCCATCCACGAGAGCCTGCTCAAGGTGGTGGAGGCTACTGAGCGCTTAATGGAAACTGGCGATAGTCGCTATGAATATGTCGATAGTAATGGAAGTCCCTCGCAAGGAGATTACATGCTAGATGCACTCGCCGCTTTACGCGAGATTGTGGGGAAACATGAGTGAGCCGAATATATCTCATGCGTATAATTGCGAAATATACGTAAAGCGCATTGAACGGCTCGAAGGTGGGGAGTGAAGCCAAAGGCCCCTCATGCCAAAGAGCATGAGAGTGGGCTGAGTCTACCGCAGCTTATTGTTTTTAAAGCTTTAGTGGCTATGGACGCAGGAAAAACAGAAGTTGCCCTAGCATTGTTCGCAATTATAGCAGAGTATTTTGACTGGGGGGACGGTGAAAATAAACTGGAGACAAATGGAGCGAGAATGGCTCGAACATCTCCTGACAGAGACAAAACATAGCATTACTGTAGCAGCACAAGCGAGTGGACTTTCCAGGACTACGATTCACAATAAAATAAGGTCCTATCGACTTGACGAATGGCACCACAGCGGTAAGTTTGAATGGCGCAAATACAATTTATCTTTAAGAAAAAACAAGAAAAAGGGGATATAAATGAACTTTGTTATCCACGGCACGAGTTTTTTTGAAATGCTACAGTGGACTTTTTTAATCGGCGGTAGCATCTTTTTCTGGTTGAGTGTCTATTCTTCTTTAAGGGTACTCCTACAGAGTAAGAAGTGATGGACCGAGAGCAACTAAGACAGCAAATGGTTCAAGCGTTTCGTATCTATGCGCAGATTAACCCTTCGTACATGAAACCAAGAGAAGGCGCTTGGGCTGACTACTGCCAGGCAAGAGAGGCCTACTTAGCCGATTGCTGGGGTAAGGCCTATGTAGCGCTTCATCAATTAATAAGGATTCCAGGGCCTTACGATCCATAGCTAAGGCCTAGCGTCACCCTACCACTTACATGGTGGATATATCCTATCTTGAGCGGTTGCTTTCAACATTGAAGGCTGGTGGCGTCTCTTCGTATGAAGAGCAGGGGTTAAAGCTATACTTTAACAACGGCTATAAGATCGATGTTCCACGTGGAACTATTCCAACCCAAGATCACACTATTGAAGTGCCTATTAATGAGGCAGAGCTTCCTCCCGACCTAAGAACAGACAACATCAACTCCATGGACACGATCATGAACTGGTCTGGGTCCGGAGATGATGGCGAGCTGCCTATCCCTGGTACTGACATTCCTTCCTTCACTGATAACGCGACACATCCAAGGCAAGAGCGAATGCCCGCGGACCCACCATGAACAGAGAGCTGAAGCAATGGGAAGAGGAGTTAACTAACGAAGAGATCAATAAGCTTGCGGAGTGGTACGAATCTCTCACCATAGCTCAGCTCTCGTTCATTAAAGATTCCTATAACTCGATGCTTGCGGCTCAAGCGCAAGAATCTGGACACAACTATGTCCACTGAGAACCAAGTTAAGAACATCGATTACCGAGACTTCACGCCTAAGGGCCAACGTCCAGAGCGCAAAGATAAAGATGTGAATATCAAGGCAAGTGCTGTGAGATGGTGGTTACAGGAAGATGATCTGCTCCCTGCTGCTGTCATGGCACAAGTAGCCACGATCATCCAGGCCGACCGTGGAAGGATAGATGCGTATAACACTTATGCGAAACTATACGGAACTTGGACACCAACTTTCTGGAATGGTTATCAGCTTAGTAATAGTGGGAAGCCTACTGCTCCTATGCGTGACCGTCTTACTTATAATATCGTCCAAAGTTGTATCGACACTCTCACAAGTCGCATTATCGCTAATAAGCCAAAGCCTATGTTTCTTACCTCGGCTGGTGATTCGAAGCTTCAAAGGCGCGCCAAGAAACTAGATTCATTCTGCTATGGCCTCTTCTACGAGAACCATCTCTATACAATGGCTCCAAAGGGCTTCAGAGATGGCTGTGTGTTTGGAGAGGGGTTCATTCACCCTTACTCTGAGGGCGGTAGAGTTAAGTATGAGCGAGTGTTGCCTTACGAGTTACTAGTTGATTACCTGGAGAGTCATTATGGTCCAGAGAGTACAAAATCTATATTCAGAATTAAGAATATTGACCGCACTCAGCTTGCTGAGGATTTCCCTGAACATGCTGAAGATATCGCAAAGATGTCTAACACCAGCACTTTCATATCGGCTAATAACAGGTCGATCGCCGACACTGTTACAGTTGTTGAGGCTCATCGACTCCCTGTGGGTTCAAAGCCTGGGCGACACGTCATTGTTACTCAAAACACCATCCTCCTCGAGGAGGATTACGAAGACGACTTCTTCCCCTATGCCTGCAGTGGATTCAACTCCCGTCTCTACGGCTTCTACAACCAGGGAATGGCCGAACAATTGGTCCCCGCCCAGGTTGAAATTAACCGGACCCTCATCAGCATTCAACGCTCTCTATATCTCGGAGGAACCCACAAGATATTCGTCAAAGCTGGCTCGAAAGTAATTAAGAGTCATTTCGATAACATGATTGGCACAATCCTAGAGTACGCCGGCGACACAATGCCACAGTACGTAACTCCGCAGCTTGTACAGGGCGAGATATATTCCCACTTAGATTCCATGATCCAGAAGGCTTACCAGTTAACAGGTGTAAGCCAGATGAGTGCAAGTAACCTCAAGCAGCCCGGCATTGATTCAGGAAAAGCCTTAAGGACCATGGATAACATCGAGAACCAGCGCTTCTCGACCATTTCACAGAACTATGAGCAGTTCTTTGTAGACCTTGCACGCATTACGGTATCAGTAGCTAAGAAGACCTATGAGGCTGAGGGTAACTTCAAGGTTAAAGTCCCTGGTAAACGATTCATTCAGACTATTGATTGGAAAGATGTAGACCTAGATAACGATGAGTTCTCCCTACAGATTTATCCAGTGAGTAAACTCCCACAAGATCCAGAAGGTAGACTCGCATCCATACAAGAGATGATGGCCGGTGGCTTACTCACTCCAGAAGCAGGCAGACGTTTACTTGATTATCCAGACCTAGACGCAGAAGAGAACCTGGCTAATGCAACATCTGATTACCTGCACAAGATTCTAGATAAGATGGTTGAGGATGGTGAGTTCACAGCACCAGAACCATTCGATGATCTGCAGCAAGCCCGTAAGCTAGCATTAGAATACTATGCTCAAGGCAAGCTCAACGAGATGGATGAGGATAAGCTTGAGCTCTTAAGGCAGTTCATGAGTCAGATCGATACGCTGACTCAGCCTCCGCCCATGCCTATACCTGGAATGCCAGCAGTAGGTGGGGCAGGTGCAGCACCAACACCGATACAGCCACAGGGTAATCCATTGCCGCCGCCAACGAGTAATTTAATTCAAGCCACTAATGGCCCAATAGCATCTTAGGAGTATTAAGCAGTGAGTGACGCAGTAAACGCAATCATAGCAGAACCAAGTAAAGCACCTATCCAGTCTGATACTATTGAAACGAAAGAATCAATTGGCGTTGGAACCACGGATGGGGCCGCGCCTTCTAAGGATGAGAAAGTTTCCTCACGTCTAGAGATGCTGATCCGTAGAGAGCAACAAGCGGTGGCAAGGGAGCGCATTGCTAAGGCTTCTGAACAGGAGTCGTCCCGACTTCGAGCAGAACTTGAGAGTGAACGCGCAAAGATTGCTAGGTTCAATTCTATAAAGACAAATCCTAAGCTTGCACTAGAAGAGCTTGGCCTCACCTATGATGAGCTGACTAAGGCTGTCCTGTCTGATGGTGAACTACCTCCAGAAGTAGGGCTTAAGAAGCTGCAATCTGAGATCGATGGTCTTAAGCAAGACCGCGAGTCTGAGAAAGTTAAATACCAAGAAAGCTTAAAACTACAAGCACAGGCTAACGAGGCTAAGGCTGTTGATGATTTCAAGGGTGAGATCAAGACTTACGTCTCTGATAATGCCAGTCGCTATGAGCTGATCAACTTTGATGGCAGAGAAGATGAAGTTTATGAGCTTATAGACGCTCACTACACAAGAACACAGAAGAAACACGCAGAAGAACTAGAGCTTGAAGGTAAAGACGCCTCACAAGCTATCGGCAAAGTGATGAAGATCGCTGAAGCTGCGGACAAGATTGAAGAATATTACGAAAAAAGAGAGCTAGAGAAGAAAAAGTTAGCCAAGATCCAAACAATATGGGGAGCAGTACCTAAAGAATCGTTAGCTAAAGCCGTAAGTGAAGCAAGAGCACAGAACATGAAGCCGCAGAGTGCAAAGACCTTAACTAACAACTCAAGCGCACAGAATCTAAAGCCCACAACGACTCGTCCAAAGAATGAGGATCAGCGTGTGGCGGATATTGTTGCGCGATTTGCAGCGACAAGGGCTGCGAAAACCATATAAAGGCGGTTTCAAATGTCGAATATTGCTTCATTCGTTGGTTCGTACTCTGAGGGTAACGGCACAATAGCCAATGGCCCGTTTACGGCTAACACTTCCGGCGCTCTTGGAATGCAAGAGATCTCTGGGATATTAAAACAGATCTACGATGGCCAGAAATTGGCTGTCTTGTACTATAAGAACAATCCTTTACTCTCTGCCATTAAGAAGAAGACTGACTTCTATGGTGAAGTGTATCCTCTGCCTACGATTGTAGAGACGCCTACAGGTATCTCTAACCTTTTCGCTAACGCACAGTTACCTAACCAACTGGCTAACGCGGGATCTGGCACTGCGGGTAACCAAGGCCCTGCGAAGTTCGTTAAGTTCATGCTGACCCGTGCATCTGTGTACGGTGTGCATATCATCGACCGTCAAGCGATGCTGTCTGCAACGAGTAACTTAGGTTCTTTCGTTAACGGACAGATGGCGACCATGGACGCAATGATCCAAGGAGTATCTAACCTTATATCTACTCAGATTTATCGTTCTGGTTCTGGCTCTATCGGTTCTATCCAGTCCATTGGTTCTGGTTCTCCGGCCACTGGTCTCGTGAATGGTCAGATTCAGTTGGTTAACCCGACTGATGTTCGCTACTTCACGGCAGGCCAAGTGCTTTACGCAACCTCTGCGGACCCCATCCAGGGCGCAACGAGCGTTACGCAACGATCTGGTGTTGCCTATATTCAGTCTCTTAACCGCGCTAAGGGTATCGTGACTGTTGGTGATGCAACCTCTGCAACGCCCACCACGACTCCACAGAGTCCGACGGCATGGGCTGCCGGCGATTACCTCCAGATCTCTGGTACGACTCCACTCGCTGGACCTACCATTAACGCGACCCTTGTTCCCGTAGCTCTAACGGGCCTTGCTGCATGGATCGGTAACTCACAGAACATCAGTTCATCTGATGTGTTCTTTGGTGTGAACCGCTCTTATGACACATGGCGTTTGGGTGGAGGTTTCTACGATGGCTCGCAAAACGGTCAATCGGTTGAGGAAGCACTATACGATGCATCGACACAGCTCTTTATGGAGGGTGGATATCCATCGCATTGTTTCGTAGGTCCTAACGCCTATGCAGCACTCCAGAAGTCTATGGCCGCACGTAACATCTTTGAAACAGAGATGCCGGGTCCCACGGGTGAGAATGGCGACGCCATGATCTACTTCAAGGGAATCCAGATCCAGGGCGCTGGAAGTAACTTCACGGTTGTAGCTGATAGATCGTGTCCGCCTTTCACTGCTTATCTTTTGAGCATGGAAGATTGGGGACTATACAGTCTTAAAGAGATGCCTCACGTAGTTGATGACGACGGGAACAGCTTCCTTCGCCAGACTTCTGCTGATGCCTTCGAGTTCCGCTTAGCTGGTTACGGCCAAGTTGGTTGTGCGGCTCCCGGTCACTCGATGTTCGTAAAATTATCAGTCTAGTAAATTTGTTTAGTTAGGACTGGGGGATGTTCTCCCAGTCCCTCTTCTCCAGGGGGGCTATGGAGAAGGAACTTACCGCCCTCCAGGCTTAGAACCTGGTTAACAAAAGGATGTAAAATGGCAAACCGATTCTCGACTCCAGTCGCCTTCACGATGGAGAAAAACGTTGTGCAGCTCTATGCACGAGTAGTCTTTGGCACTAGCAATATTCCTATCTTAGATACGAATAACTCTAAGGGATTCTGTAACGTAGGGATTAACACTCCTGTGTTTACAGGATCTATTGCTTCAGGAAGTGCAACGATCACAAGCGTAAGCTCTTTCCAAGGACTCTTCACAGGGATGACAATCTCTGGATCAGGTGTTGGGGCAGGTCTTACGATTGGAACAATGACGGCAACGACAAGCTCGATTGTTCTAAGTTCAGCGGCTTCTGTTGCAGCTGGCTCACTTAGCTTCACGGCTACTGGTGGACAGTATATCTTCCAACTTGGAACTCAAGCAGGAGTAAGGCTTGATGCTTATGCGAAGCTCTTAGACTTTAACTATTCATTCTACGAAGATTCTAGCTCTGCCTCTGGCGCTTATCAGCAATTGCAGTTAGCTCCAGCAGCTCAGAACGCGTTTGTTATCAAGAACAACACTCAGGTCAGAACAATCCCAGCAACCACAACAAGTGGTTCTACAGATTGCACGATCATAGTTCAGTTCGGTAATGGCGCAGGAACTAGCTTCGTTGCAGCATCTCCCGCTAACGGCGAGATCATTAGAGTGAATTTAGGTCTTGGCAATTCAACTGCTCCGTAGGGGGAAGGATGATTATCATGAATTCAAAGAGACGCATGCCTTCCATCATGTCCATCCTCGGACCTGAAGACAGCGGAAAAGAAGGGGGCCCTAAGGAGGGCTCCGATCTTCATGAAGTGATGAAGGAGTTTATCGAAGCTGTTAAGTCTGGTGACGTGGACGCCGCAGTCAGTGCGTTCAAGGCTTGTTCTGCGTGTGCAGATGAGGGTGAAGAACCTAAGGAGGGCTAGTGGGAATAAGCAACTCTGTAAGCCTTGGCTCTTTACGTTGGCAGGCCCAGCAGCGAGCTGATATGGAGGGTAACGATGCCGTATCGACTCCAGAATGGAATCAGTACATCTCGCAATCTCGTAAGCGATTATTCAACATGCTTGTTGCAGCATCAGGCAATAACTATAACGTAGCGCCCCTCTTTCAGTTTAACCTCACTAACTCACAATACTATCCACTACCTAATGGAACACTGGCAACGATAGGGACAACAAGCTTTGCGCCAGCATTATTCAAGTTACTACGCGTAGACCTACAATACTCTGCAAGTCCTACAGGATTTGTAACCCTTAAACGTTTTGAAGAGATTGAAACGAATAAATACGCGTGGCCCAACAGTGCCATTAATACGAACGGATATACGAATCTAAAATACAAGCTTCAGGGCCAGAACATCAAGTTCATTCCTGTTCCAATGTCTGGGCAGCTTGTTCAACTTGAATACATTGAAAAACCAAAAGACCTACAGTTCATTGAGACATGCGCAACAGTAGGGTCTATGAGCTTATCGATGAACGACGTTACCGACCTTAGTGTTGGAATGTCTGTGCAAGGCCCTACGAATGGATCTGTGATTCAACTAGGATCTACAGTTACCTCTATTCAGACAAGCCCTACGAATCAAGTTACTTTATCTCTGCCTACGTTATCCGTAAGTCCTGTGCAGACTGTGGCTTTCTGGGTAGATTCAGTAACTGTTGATGGCGTATCCGGATGGGATGAGTTCGTTGTTATAGACGCAGCAATAAAGGCGCAAGTTAAGCAAGAGAATCCTGTCGAAGAGCTTATGGCGCAGAGGATGGATATAGTTGCAGAGATCGAGGGCCTTGCAGAGGGTCGTGACATGGGTCAAGCCTTCCACGTATCAGACGTGCTTGGTGCCAACGCCTGCGGGATGATGGGTGATGGTGGCGGATATGGGTGGGAGGATAACTGGTGAGTCAGCTTCCGCTTCCCTCTAGCACTGGCAATCTAGTCAACACGCTGACTATTTGGAAAAGCACAATAGATCCGGTAATTGCTACTCAATTAATTACCGGGAACTTAATTTCTAATGTGTCACTAGCTACTGGATCAAACAACATAAACCATCTTCTTGGCAGAATCCAAGTTGGGTGGATGATAGTGGATCAGCAAGCCGCTGCGTCTATCTACAGATCGAAGCCATTTAATAAGTCAACGCTAACTCTCACGGCAAGCGCACCTGCTACTGTGAGTCTCTGGGTTTTCTAATGGCTTTACAGAAGCAGAACCAGGTATTTAACTTTGGTCGCGGAGTTGCTCGCAAAGATTCAGTTGATCTTATTCCTGTTGGTAAGTTCTTTTCTCTTAATAATACTATATTTGATGTTTTAGGTCAGCTAACTAAGCGCAATGGTTTTGGACAACTAACAAGCACACTTGGAAGCGTTTCTTTCCTTACGACATTCGAGAATAACCTCATTGGCCTTGGCCAAACAATACAAGCCTATTCTGCTGGCCTTGGGTCCTTTGTTAACAAGGGGCAGTTTCCTCAAGTCCAGGTCTCTGTAACGCCGATAAATAACGTATACTTCGGGATTAACTATGCAGACTTGGCCATAGCAACCAATGGAATAATGTGCCAGGTAAACACTTATCCAATAACAACATCTCCAGCTAGTTGGACAATCCTAGAGCAGGCTACGGGGCAGATACTCGCAGGTCCTACGCCCATAGTTTCTAGCGGTGGCGCTTCGCAATATGCTCCAAAAGTGTTTGCTGTTGGTAGCCAGTTCACAATCGTTTATGACGCCCAGGCACCGCTTGACGTTTCTTCTGCTGGATTTATTGAGTACGTAACTATTCCTGTTGCTGGTCCGTTTGTACAGTCCGGGCCTTTCATCATCTCTTCTGCTTGTTCGCTACTCAACAGCAAGTCTTTTGATGGCGTAGTCATGAGCACGAGCGGGCTATTTCTTTCTTGGGTAGCGGGACCAAACAGCAATCACATTAACAGCTCACTTATTAATCCAATAAACAACACAGCGTCTCCGGTTCTTAATACCGATGCCTTGGGATTACCTATTGGCGTGAGCGTCTGCAAGGACAGCACTGTGGCATCAAGCACTGTGTGGATAGCTAGATGGAATGCTCCAATAGGAAGTCAGACCGGCGTTTATAAGATAACCGCAACGAATGCTTTAGCGAGTAACATTCAAGCATCTAATTTTGTAACTGCCTCTGGAAGCATTGCAATAAACTCTAACTCGTTTTCGATTAACAATATCGCAATGACTGCGCAAAACGGGTCAGTAACTGCCTATATAGAAGTAAATAACTCTTTTAAGTACAATGATCTTGCCAAGACCAACTTGTTATTTAAAACCAGCATGGGAGTTACTGGAAGCGGCTCTTCTGCGCTAACGACACCATCTGTTGTGGCGCGTGGTCTTGGCTTAGCCAGCAAGGGATTTATCTTTAACTCCACAAGCTATGTGACTGGCCTTTACACAACAACACTTCCCACTGATTATCAGCCAACCTATTTCGTTATTAACTCGACAGGACAAGTTCAGGCCAAGGTTGCCTATGGCAATGCTTCGCAAGGCTACTACAATTCAGGATTACCTACCGCAAGTGTTGTCGGCAGCTCTTGTTACCTTCCTTATTTAGTTCAAGATACTGTGCAATCGGTCGGCAAGGGCACAAGTTCAACTCAGGTGGCAGGACTATTTGCTTTCTTAGGTGTAAACCTCTTGGGCCTTAACTTCATGTCTCCGATATCTCCGACCAAAGAAATTGGAAAGAACCTCCTGATCGGTGGTGGATTTCTTGGTGCTTATGACGGTCAGCAGTTCACAGAAAATGACTTCTTTCTATATCCTGATGCTGTAACCGTCACACCTGGAGCAAACCCTCCTGGTGGCGGTCTCGCCCCACAGGACTATTTTTATAGCTCCACGTATCAATGGACAGATAATAAGGGAAACATCTTTAGATCGGCTCCAAGCATTCCCGTTAAGGTGACGAATGCTTCAGGGTCTTCTGTTAATACCGTTAGCATCCCGTCTTTAAGGCTTTCCTATAAGAACTGGCCATATGGTGGCATCAACACTCCTGTCCAGATCAACGTCTATCGGTGGTCAACTAACCAACAGATTTATTATCAAGACGTGAGCCTTATACAGGACACGGTGATATTGGGATCAAATGCAGATTACGCTACTCTGATTAGTTCTGCCCCAGATAGTTCGTTAGCCGGAAATGTTATCCTCTACACTAATGGCGGTATTGTTGAGGATGTTGGAGGGCCTCCAACTAAGGCCATGACCACGTTCGACTCAAGACTATGGCTTATAGATTCAGAAGATCAGAATCTTCTATGGTTCTCTAAGCAGGTGATCGAGGGAACGCCAGTAGAGATGAGTGATCTATTCACGTTCTACGTAGCTCCAAACGTAGGGGCCGAAGGTCCAACTGGAGTTATGAACTGTCTTGCTCCCATGGATGATAAGCTAATTATCTTTAAAGAGTCGGCAATCTATTACATCAATGGCGCAGGACCTGACAACACAGGCGCACAGAACCAATACTCACAGCCGATCTTCGTAACAAGTGGTGTTGGGTGCTCTAACCAGAACTCTATTGTTCTTATTCCTAATGGCCTCATGTTTCAGTCCAACAAGGGCATCTGGCTACTGGGCAGAGACTTATCCACTACCTATATCGGTAAAGACGTTGAAGCGATAGCCAATACGAATGTCGTGCAGTCTGCTATTACGATCCCTGGCACGAACCAAGTCAGATTCACGATGAACACAGGAATCACGCTACTCTATGATTACTTCGTTAACGAGTGGGGCACGTTCTCTGGTCAGCCTGGCATTTCAAGCTGCCTTTATAACAACCTCCACACCTATGTCAGCGCATCGAGTTCTCTCTACCAAGAGACGCCTAGCGTTTACCAGGATGGGGCTAACCCAGTGCTCATGTCATTTACTACTGGTTGGATAGGACTCGCAGGGCTCCAGGGGTATCAGCGTGCTTACGCGGCTTACTTGCTAGGCACCTACTACAGTCCACATAACTTCACGCTTGGCATTGGCTACGACTATAACTCGGCAATCACTCAGACCATTACGGTTAACCCAACAAACGTGACGGGCTCTGGTTCAACCGTCGAGCAATGGGAGATGAACTTCATTAAGCAGCAGTGTCAGAGTTTTCAACTTACGTTTACTGAAGTCGCAAGTCAGTCTGCAGGTCAGGGGTTAACGATCTCAGGTCTTGATCTCTTATATGGGGTCAAGAAGGGTTACCCGAACAACATGGATAAACGAAACTCAACCAGTTAGAGGTTATATGGCTAAATTTGATGGTGAACATACAGTCATGCCTAGGTCTCTCGCAGAAGAGCTAATGCGTGCAGGCGTTAAGCACTTCGCAAGTGGTGGTGGTATTGGTGGATTCTTTGGAAATCTGGCCGGGACCAATAATCCATATAATGCATCTAATCCTCAGATAACAACGCAGAATTTTCAACCAGCAATTGCGACTAATCAAGCAAACCAAGCGCAAGTATATGGTCAGCAATCAAACCTAGCTAACCAGCTTATGGCTCAGTCTCAAGGACAAGGACCTAATCCCGCCATGGCTCAGCTTAACCAGACAACTGCGCAAAACGTACAGAATCAAGGCGCAATGATGGCTTCGCAGCGTGGAGCGAGTAGCAACCCGGCTCTTATGGCAAGACAGGCTGCAATGCAAGGGGCAAGCACGCAACAACAAGCTGTAGGACAAGCCGCAACCATGGGTGCCCAACAACAGCTCGCAGCCCAACAGCAGCTGGCTGGCGTATACGGTCAACAGGCCAACCAGGCACTACAGGGTGAAAGCATTGAACAAGGTGGACAGGCTGCGCAGAATTCAGCAATTACAACTGGGCAACTTGGGGCATCTGGCATGAATGCGCAGATAGCCACACAGAACAGTGGTGGTAATGCCGGATTCTTTGGAGGACTTCTTAACGGTGTTGGTGGTGGTCTATCGTTTAGCAAAGGCGGTGAGGTTCCGAGAAAGATGTCGGCTGGTGGCATGACTAATGGAGTTAACGTTCCCACTCTTGTCCAGAACAACAAATCAGGTTCTGCTGGCGTTGGCATGGGACTTCAGTCTCTTGGCAGTAAGCTGTATAATTACTTTGATCCTAAGCCTCTGCAGACCGATGATGAGGCTCTAGAGGGATATCTAGACGCAGATTCTCAGCTTGGCGTGTCTGGTGTCGATAACGCAGAAACAACACTCCCTGCGACTGGTGGGGCGTCTGAGTCTGGAGTTGTTGCTCCATCTGGTGCAGGTGTTCCCAGTGCCGTTGCAGCAAACTCTGCGGCTGGGTCAACTGGCGCCACAGCCGGTGGCGCAGAAGCTGGCGCCGGTGCAGACGTGGCTGGTGGCGATAGCGCACTAGAACTTCTTGCTGCTTCTCATGGTGGCATGATTCCAATGGCTAGAAAACTTGCTCATTACGACTCTGGTGGCTCTGTTAACGACGACATCGGTATTGCTAACTTCGCGACACCAGCAGCCTACACACAGCCAGCAGCGGCTCCTAAGAATGGACTATTAACTGGCATTCTCAGTAAGGGTGGTCAAATCCCATTCTCGCAAGCCTTACTTGAAGGCGGAACGGTACCCGGGCAAGCTAAGGTGGCAGGTAACTCTACTAAGAACGACACTCAGCCGACGTTGTTATCTCCGGGCGAGGAAGTTCTCCCAAGGTCAGTTACTATGGCTAAGAATGCACCTGAGAAAGCAAAAGAATTTGTCGCCCATCTGCAAGCACAGAAGCGTAAAGGTCATGGCGGATATGGGGACGTTGTTAAAGCACGTAAGCTGTGCGGAGGCGGAAGAATATGAACCTACCCAAGCACTACTCTTTGGTCCATGAAAAATCAGACCATTTTCTTATCCATGACGCAAGGGACAAGCGGGCCTTTCAGGTGGCAAAAAAACCACTCCACCCCGCCAACCAGCTTAAGATCATGAGGCTTCCTAAATTCAGTGACGGTGGCGAGATTAAGAAAATGAGTGACGGTACTCAGCCTAGTGACTTGCCCAAGGGAATGACGCAAGAAGATGCTGATAAAATGAAGGCTGTCGCCGATACGGTTAGGGCTGTGCCTGGTGCTATTCGTGGACTGTGGCATGACTCTTCTAACGATCAACCTGATGTGCCTCCAGAGACTCCGCCTCAGCCTCAGTTACAAGAAGGCCCGATGTCGCAAATGACTCCAGACCAAGCAGCAACGCCTCCACAGCAACAAGTACAGGCCCAACCACAAGGACAGGACGCAGGACAGCCACCAGGGATGCCAAATTCTACTCAAGGATATCCAACGCTTGGTGAGTTCAATAACCTAGAAAACCAGGGCGCCAAGGCTATCAATCAACAGACACAAGGACAGATTGGGCAGAACTTCGAGCAGGCAAAGGCCATGCGTGATTCTCAAGCCTTAGAACAAGAATACATGGCTCATTCACAGAGAGTCTTAGAAGGATACCAACAGCAAAACGATAGGCTCATGAATGACGTTGCGAGCGGGAAAGTAGATCCAGATAAATATTGGGATGACCATTCTAAGATGGGAGCAGCGTTTGCAGTTCTCTTAAGTGGTATTGGTTCTGGCATTCAGCATTCAACTCAGAACCTAGCTATGGACGCGATACAAAAAGGCATTGACAGGTCAATGGAGGCCCAGAAGGCAGAGTTAGGAAAGAAAGAGAATCTGCTTTCTAATAACTTAAAAGTCCAGGGCAATCTCCAGCAAGCTCAGGAGGCAACAATGCTTCAGATGCGCGCAATGGCTCAAGGAAAACTAGCTAAGATAGCTATGGAAACAGGAGACCCGATACTTCAGGCTCAGGCTCAGCAACGAATCGTACAAATGAAGATGAGTGACATGCCAATTAAGCAGCAGCTTGCGCAGTATCAGACTCAAATGCACATGCGTGACATGCTCTCTAAAATGGACACAAGCCATATGGACCCAGCACAGATTGTTAACTATCTGCCAAACATTACTCCCGAGGCAAAGACACAGATATTAAAAGAAATTGATACGGCACAGAACGTTCATAACAATGCTGGGCGCATGGCAGAAGCACAGAGAAATGCAGCAAACTTTCATGTGGCTAATATTATGCCTGGAAAGAATAACGTTTACCAAGATCAGCTCCATACGCTTCTTGGCCCTACGTTTAACGACCTGCACGAGTCTCTTAGAGAGGCTTCTATGAACAACGTGTTTAACGGTGTAACGCCTAAGTTTGGCGACAGTGTCGTGTCTGATCCAGAAGAGAAGCAAAAAACACTTCTTAATTATATGCGCTCTAAAGAGGCCGCTCCAACGGCTAAAAGCTATGGACTGGATCTTAGTAAATTCGAGTCCACAAGATTTCCCAAAGAGGCATTTCAGGTTAAAGATTCTAGAGAAGGTCAGATGGGCACGTTAAATGGTCAAAGGGTTATGATGAAAAACGGTCAGGTGGTTCCCGTTGGCAGATAACGTTGTTTGGGATAATCCTGCTCCTCCTCAATCCGCAGCGCCTTCTGGTGTTGAGTGGGACGAGGACAAGTATGGCGGCGCAGGTGGTGAGGCAATCTCTGCTGGCCTTGGAGCCGCGCGTGGAGCTACGCTTGGTTTGTCTGATGTTCTAGCTACAAAATCTGGCATAATGAAGCCAGAAACTCTTAAGGCCTATCAGGAAACGAATCCTAAGTCTTCTATGGCTGGAGAGATCGGGGGAGCCGTTGGCTCTGCTTTGCTTGCCCCAGAACTATCTCCTGTTGGCCTGATAGGTAAAGCCGGTAAAGCCGTCACTGGTGGAATAGAAAGTCTAGATGCGCTTAAGGCCATAGATCAAACAACGAAAGTCGGGAAAGTTCTTGGCGCAGTTAGTGATCTTGGTGCCCACGCTGCGGGCAGTGCGGTTGAGGGGGCCTTATATTCTGGCATTGGAGATACGCTCAACGAATACGCACTTGGTGACCCATCACTTAATGGCGAGAAGGTCTTGGCTAACTTTGGTCATGGGGCGATTATTGGCGGAGCACTTGGTGGCGCATTAAAAGCCATGAGCATTGGCATACCAGAATCAGTAAAGGCAGCAAGTGAAGGCCTCGCTAGTGCTAGGGACTTTCTTATAGGGCCTGGTGGTGGGACCGGAGAAACCGGAGTGATCCCAAAGGCTCTTATGGGAACAACAGAAGGATCTCTGCCCTTTCGGTTAGGTGAGGCCATCGACAACAGGGCCGTGAACCTTAATCAGGATGAGCGCACTGATGTAATAAAGAAGATTACAAGCACGCTAACGGATGTTCATAGCAATATTAAATCGGCATTAAAGAATCTCAATGAATCATTTATTCCTGCAGAACGTGACGCGCTTATTGATACGGCGGCAAAACCAGATGTTCTTGCGGGCATAAGACAAGACGTAATAGATCGTTGGAACAAAGCCATTGAGTTAGGAAAATCCGACCCTAATATTTATGATCAGGGAGCTGTGGCTCAGCTTGAGCGTGAGCGCGATAAATACGTTGATAATCTTAAAAATATGAATCCTTCGCAGATTCATGCTGACTTAATTGAGTCTAAGCAGAATCTTCAAGGCATCTCATACGATGTTGTGTCTGGAAAGAAGCCTGCTACAAAGCAATTGATCGCTGACGTTTGGGGGCCAATGCGTGAGGCAACACATAATCCAGACGTCTTTGGCTTAGCCGGGTCCGCACAGGCCGCTCATGATGAGATACAGCACGAGTATTTTAAATTCGATCCACCTAATAGCAAGAGAACACCATTTCGCATAGCTTTTATGGAAAAGGGGCCTGGCGACAGATGGATAATGTCTGAAGGTAAGATGGCTCAAGTTCTAAAGGCCACAACATCTACCAATGATAGTGTTAGGCTTAAGGCTATAGCAAAGAGAGACCTTCTAGACGCTTGGTTCGAGACGGCTAATAAAATGCCAGAGCATATGCAAAACACCGCGGCCAATATCCCTAATGAGATGTGGGAAAAGTCGGGGCTCAGCGGGATGAGCGATATTGTTGGCAAGTCTGAAATGACTGCAAATCAGCTGTCTGAAAAATACATGCAGTCGGTTAAAAGTAATGTCGGCAGAAAAGCTGGACTCCTTGACATGATCTCTGGTGGCGTTGCACTTCATAATCCGGTTATCGGCGCGGCCTTAGAGGCAGCAAACCTTGTGTTTCATCCATTAGAGGCTGTTAACAAGCTTGCTGCTGTTGAATCAATGGTTAACAAAGCCACGGCATCTATCGGTCGTGGCGCAAAGTCCATTTTCGATGCTTCATATAAAGCTTTGGATTCAGCTAAAAATCCTATAGGAAGATCGTTCTCTAAAGATCCGGACTCGGCAAAGAAGCTGCAGAATGATTATGCGCAGATTCAATCTGATCCGAGTGCGTTTGCTGATAAGCTTGGAAAGAACACTGAGCAGCTGCAGAAGGTGGCGCCAAATATAGCTCAGAGCGTGCAACTTGCTACCTCTAAGGCCGTTCAGTTTTTATCTACAAAGATGCCAGTTAAGCCGGACAATAATCCATTTGAAAAGCAGCACGAGCCGAGTCCAATGGAGCTAGCTAAGTTCGATAGGTATTATAGCGTTATTGAAAAGCCCATGACTGCGTTTAATCAGATAAAGATAGGAACGCTAGGTCAGGATACTATGGAGGCAATGACCGCGGTCTATCCCAAGCTCCTTGATCAGATGAGGCAGGCGGTTCACATCGAAGCCATGAAACAAGCCAAGGCCGGTAACGATCTTCCCTACCAACTGAAGCAGTCAGTGTCCCTATTCCTTGGCCAACCGCTAACGCAAAGTCTATTGCCGCAGAACGTTATGAATAACCAAGCCGTGTTCATGCAGAGTGCGAACACGCAGATGGCTAACAACAAGAAGCCTGCGAGTGGGCTTAAGGACATCGACAAGGCCAGTAGTGTCAGCCTGCATCCACAAGACAATGAGTCTGCTTAGGCGTCATCCTATGGAGTGTATAGGCCTTCCCGTACAAGGGTGCCCAACAAGGAGCCTAGATGTCTTCTAAAGAAGTGTCTCTACCGTTTAACATCTGCGCCTCTGCCTCAATGACAGGCACATCCGTATTTATATCTTCCGTTACAGGCATTATCTACCGCGATTCCTTCTCTTACCAGTGGGCATGGACCGGAACACCGTCTGGTAACTTCGATGTACAAGGATCAATAGACTATAACCCTGGACTTCCACAGTCTGGTGGCCAAGTTAATAATGGCACATGGACATCAATACCTCTATCTCCGGTGATTACAATCACTGGTTCTGGTGGCGCAACGAACGCCTTAGCTAACGTTTATGATGTTGGCTTTCCTTATGTCCGATTTGCCTACACTAACTCCACTGGGTCAGGCGTTCTTGGCTCATGGGTCTCCTGTAAGAGCTTCGGATGAGCGGAATTTTCGGCCAATATCCCTCAGCAGGCGGAAGCGGTGGTTCTGGAGGCCTCTCTAGCGTTTCCTTCTCTATTGGTACGCTTGATGGTGGAACGCCTAACCAGAACGGTGCCTCTGTATCTAGTAACTCGATCTTCTTAGAAAGTGCTGGGCCTACGTTTCCAGGACTTGTTAACTCTGGATCTCAGACTTTCAGCGGCGTAAAGACGTTCAACACTCCGCCTAATCTCAGTTCACTATCTCCCAATTCTCAGCTATCGCTAGACGGATCAGGCAACATGACGGTGAGTTCCGTTAACTTAACGTCTCAGGTTACTGGCGTCTTGCCGTTAGCTAATATGACTCCGACACCTTTAAACTCTCTCACCGCTACGACCGGATCAATAAGCCTAACTGGACAAGTTGTTGGCATTTTACCAGCAGGAAACCTTCCGCCATTAAGTAGCATTGCTGGCTCTGTGAGTCTTACAACTCAAGTCTCTGGTGTGTTGCCGTTCACTAACATGACACCGTTACTTGTTGGTGCACTTGGTGGAGCAAACGCTTCTGCAGTCAATGGCGCGGTGATTGGCACAAACAGCTTATTTCTACAAGCTGCGTCTATAGCAAACAATGGACTTGTTGTCGTAGCCTCCACTCAGTCATTTACCGGCTTAAAGAACTTCACTCAAGTTGGTATTAACAACACGTCTGGTAACGCAGGCCTTTTTGTTGTTTCCTCAGGACTTGCGACTAACTCCTTAACGATCCAAGGATTATCTGGGCAGACATCCCTAGGTCTTAATATCGTTAATTCAGCAGGAGTTCCTGCTGTCGTTTATGATTTTAACCAAGGATCATTTAGGTTCTTTGTCGCGGCTCAAGAGGCGGCGGAGTGCAATTTCGACAACAGAGCAAACGTGGTCACGGCTTCCATTAACTCTGGAAGTGCCGCTAGGTTTAACCTTCTGTGCGCTCAGCAGTCAGCTATTGCGGCTGGCACGGGTGGTGGCATCGCTTTTGGCGCTACGACTACAGGCACGACGACAGTTACTGAATATGGCTATATCTGGGCAACGAAGAATAATGCGAATGCTGGCGATGATGATGGGTCTCTGCACTTTGCAACACGCTCAAACGCTACCGGCAAGGCTCAGCGCGCTCTTGATATGGATCAAGGGGGCAACTCGACGTTCTATGGAACCGTTAACCATGCAGGAGCGACGAGCGGCGCGATTACTTTCTCTGTCGCGTCGGCTGTAACGGCTTATGGCGTAACTTATCCTAGCTCTTTCGTTGGAAATGGAACCTGTCTTAAGTCTATCGATGGCGTAGGGACGATGAGCTGGGGTGTTTATAACCTAAACTGCGTAGTGCTTAATTCTTTGGGCTCAACGACATGGACGACGCCTGTGAGCATTACTACTTCAACTTTATTTAAGATAACCGTCGTTGGTGGTGGCGGATCTGGTGGGAATGCTATAGGTCTATTCGGTTGTGGTGGTGGTGGTGGTGGCGGAGGTACTATTGTCGCTTATCAAAGCGGTGTCGCTGCGAGCACCATTTACACCTATTCGATTGGCGTTGGCGGCCCTGTTGGTTCTGGTTCAAGCTCCTCTGGAGTATCCGGAAGCCAAACGTCTTTTAGCTTAGGCGGTACGAACTATGTCGCTGGCGGTGGCGCTGGGGGCGCTGGTAGCAGCGGGGGCGGAGTTGGACCTACCTTTGGCGGTGTTGGTGGCAGCACCACTACAGCCGGAACGGTAGTGTCTGTTAGAGGGGGCGCTGGCGGTCCAGGAATGTCATTCGCCTCTGTAAATGGCGCTGGCGGGGCTGGTGGAGGATCTTATTTTTCTGGTCAAACTACAAACGCGCCTAGCTCCGTAAACGGTGTTCCCGGTTCTTCTCCAGGGCAAGGCGGCGGCGGGGCCAATAGCTCGAGTGCATCGACTCCTTATAGCGGCGGCGCCGGAGCGAATGGTCTTATTATCATCGAATGGATATCTTAATGGGAGGTTTATCTTGAGACCGGATCTATTCTCAGTATCTGGCGTAGCAGGCACTGGCACATCATATGCCACGACAGCCTTCTGGCTGAACACAACCGTTAAGATCAGTGGACAGGCCGTGGTCTCGTCTGGAACTATGAACGGTACCTTTACCTTTCAGTTCTCTAACGATCAGCCCGTAGGCGCAACACCTGGCACCTTTCAGCCAACGAACTGGAACTCTGTCGGAAGCACAGGCCAGCTTGCTAACTGTTCCGCAACGTCCACAACAAAGAGCTTCATGCTCACTCAGTTTGAGACGAGTTACGGATACGCACGCGTCGTATTCACTGACTTGTCTGGTGGGGCAGCCTTAGGTCTATGGAACATGCAGATAAAAACGATAGCTCTATGATTGACCAGCAGTTTGAAAAGCGCTTCGAGGAGTTCGTGGAGAGAACAGATGCTGACCTGGCCCAGATTAAGTATCAGGTTAATTCTCTATGGAACTTTAAGATGTTAATCTTAGGAGCATCTCTCGCAGTCAGTACATTAAGTTCGGCATTGATTTCGGTGTTGTATATTTATTATGGAGTTCATTAACAAGGAGGATTTATGGATCAAGTAGAAGTAACGGCATTACAGGACCTAGCAAACCTTTTCGTCAAAGAAGAGCTACCGAACCTTTTGAACGATCTCGTTTCTAAGCTGCCGGCCACCTATGCGCCGTTAGCTCAGATCATCGTTACTGCGGCCTTGCCTGCGATTGATGCAGCGTTGGCAGCGGAGATTGCTAAGATCTAGTGGGAACGGTTGATAACGAGACAGCAGATATCCTAAATGGTGTTATCTCCGCTTTGATGACGGGCGGAGAGGCTGCTGCGGAGTTATTCGTTACTGGCCTTGCTCCTGAAGTGTTCGGTAACCCTATCATGCAGTGGCTTCTTGATGAAGGTATTGGCTATATAGGGCAGATATTAAGTATAGCGGGGCAGAAGTTTGTTGATTCATTAGTTATCGACGCGCAAACAAATTGGGAGAAGTCAGATGTACTTAACGCAGGGACCACTCTTGCTTTGGCGATTGCTTCGAAAGACCAGGCTGCAATTACATCGGCCACAGCCGCTCTCTCCGGAGCTTATAAGAGCATTATTAGTTTCGATGGTTGGTCTACTCCTAAATAGCTGTGCTGGGATTACTGTCACTGATAGCATGTGGTGCGGGTCGCTCGCTTCGCAAGGAGCTTATTGTTCACACACTTTGACTAACGCAACAGAGACTATGACCCTTGCTCAGTTTGCTGCTTATTGGGACGACCTTAGCGATCCTAAGGTGGCGACTTCGGTTTCTACGCTGGCAGAATGGAAAGCCGATATTGAGAAGCTATGCACGTTCTCAAACGCCTGTTCCGCTCAGGTTCAAGCGCAAGTCACAGCGGTTTACAACAAGATCTCGGCAGCTCATGCGACAGCAAAGAAAGTGGTGAAGTGATGTTCTCTGGACCTTGGCGGCAAACGGTAACGAAAAAACCGGGCCCATTACGCAGGCCACTTGCTGAAAGATTTTGGGAAAAGGTTAACAAACTTGACAAATGTTGGGAATGGACCGGCTCGCTAACCAAGTCAGGATATGGCAAAATTAGCCTTGGGGGACGCGCTTCCAAGTTTGAGGATGCTCATCGTGTATCATGGAGGCTTATGCACGGGGAAATAACTGTTGGACTATGTGTTTGCCACAAATGCGACAACAAAAAATGCGTTAACCCAGATCATCTTTTTCTGGGAACACAAAAAGAAAATATGGCTGATATGGTTAGAAAGGGTCGCGCCAATAAAAGAAATGGTACTAGGGTGCATACTTGTAAATTAAACGAAGGGCTGGTTAGAGAGATAAGGGCTAGCGACCTGTCAAATACTGATCTCGCAAATAAATATGGTGTGCGCCAACCAACAATTTGTAACATTCGCAATTATAAATATTGGAAGCATGTTAAATGAAATATCAATGGTTGACTCGA